TATGACGCTGGTTTGTTCTACTGCCCATACGTTCCATTACAAATGGTTCGTGCAGTTGACACAGGTACTTTCCAACCTAAGATTGGTTTCAAGACTCGTTACGGCATGGTTGCTAACCCATTTGCGGGTGGCGATGCAGTTGGTAACGGTGCATTGACAGCACAATCTAACGTTTACTACCGTTCATTCCGCATCAGCAACTTGATGTAATAACGATAGAGTGTCATTATAATAATAATAACAAGACACTAAACTTGAAAGGGACTCCGTAAAAAGAGTCCCTTTTTTTATATAAATACCAACATGACTGCACTCACACGAAACCCAAAAAATCCAAACGTATTACATCCTAATAAGTTTCAACTAAACTTTTCTAGGTTGCCTAATATGCAATACTTCTGCCAATCTGTAAGTGTTCCTGGTATTTCTTTATCTGAGATTCCACGCAATACACCATTTGTGGATATTTACGCACCTGGCGAAAAGGCTATCTACGATTTATTGAATGTGACATTTATTGTTGATGAAGATTTACAAGCATGGAAAGAGATACACGATTGGATTCGTGCTATGACATTCCCAACAGAATTTGAAGAATACAGTCAATTAGGTAATTTGAGTAAAGCTTCAGGTATAAGAGCATCACTTGGTTTACCTGCACAATATTCCGATTGCACATTGACATTGTTATCTTCTGCTAACAACCCAAATTATAAGTTTACCTTTTTTGAAGTTTTCCCAACTTCAGTATCAACCTTTGTAGTTTCTTCTTCTGATACTCCAGATAGTGTGATTACTGCTGATGCCACTTTCAGGTATAGTTACTACAACATAGAAAAATTTGCTTGACAATTTGATTTGATTTGTATATACTCCGAATAGGAGGATTTGTAATGAATAAACTTGATGAATTATTAGAGATGTGGGCAAAAGATTCTGTTATTGATAGAACAGAACCTGGCAAAGAACTTATCAATATTCCACAGTTGCACAGTAAATACTTGAATATACTTTCAAGGCATCGCCTATTGGCAAAAGATGCCGAATTCAAGTATAACAAAATGAAAAAAATCAAATGGGAATATTATACAGGTAAACTGGATGATGACCAACTAAAACACTATGGTTGGGAACCATTTCCTTTTGTGTTGAAATCCGAGATTACTACATACTTTGAGAGTGATGAAGATTTGAATAAGTATTTGGCACAAAAGATGATGCACGATGAAATCGTTGATGTGTGCCAAAGTATATTGAAAGAATTGAATTCACGCACATTTCAACTAAGAGATTTTATATCATGGGAGCGTTTCATTCAAGGTGTCTGATATTCGTTTAGAAAAGGTCAACGAGGCCTTTATTCGTGTTCATTCGGAAAGAAACATAGCACAAGAACTTTCCGATTACTTTACTTTTTATGTGCCAGGTTACCAATTTACACCAGCCTTCAAGGCAAGATATTGGGATGGCAAAATCCGCCTATTAGATTTGAGAACAATGGCCATATTTCATGGCCTTGTTCCATACATTGAACAGTTTTGCAAAGAGAGAGATTATCAATTAGAAGTTGATAGTGAAGTCAACCTAACTAATAATTTTTCTATTGATGAAGCAAAAAAGTTTATTGCAACTCTAAATCTTCCACATGAACCAAGAGATTATCAAATCAATTCTTTTGTTCATGCTATAAGAAATAAAAGAATATTACTGTTATCACCAACTGCAAGTGGTAAGTCACTAATACTTTATCTTATTCTCCGTCTAATACAAGATTCGGGTTGTAAAAAAGGACTACTCATTGTTCCTACCACATCATTGGTTGAACAGATGTATTCAGACTTTGTTTCATATGGTTATGATTCTGAAAAATATTGCCATAGACAGTATGCAGGTAAAGACAAAGTAACTGATAAGTTTCTTACTATTACCACATGGCAATCAATCTATAAAAATCCACAAGAATACTTTGAACAATATGACTTTGTGTTAGGTGATGAGGCACATCAATTCAAAGCCAAATCATTGACAACTATTATGTCTGGCACCATCAACACAAAGTATCGTATTGGTTGCACAGGAACATTAGATGGCACACAAACACATAAGTTAGTATTAGAAGGTCTATTTGGTCCAGTCTATCGTGCTACATCTACTGCTGAGTTGATTGAAAAGAAACAGTTAGCAGATTTCAAAATAAAATGTTTGATATTGAAATACCCTGAGTTGGTATGTAAACAAGCCAAAGATTGGGACTACAATACAGAAGTGGATTATATTGTCCTAAATAAAGCAAGAAATGATTTTATAAAAAATTTAGTTTTATCTTTGACTGGTAACTCTCTAGTATTATTTCAGTTTGTAGAAAAACATGGTAAAGATTTATATGAGATTATCAAAGCTAACGCAGGCAATCGCCATGTCTTTTTTGTTTTTGGCGGAACAGATGTTGAAGTTCGTGAATCTATTCGTGCAATTACCGAAAAAGAAAAAGATGCAATTATTGTTGCTTCTTATGGTACTTTTTCTACTGGCGTCAATATTCGGAACTTACATAACATTATATTTTCTTCTCCATCTAAGTCAAGAGTTCGCAACTTACAATCCATTGGCCGTGGTCTCCGTTTAGGTGAGAACAAAGAAGAAGCAACACTATTTGATATCGCTGATGATTTTAGAATTGGTAAATTTGCCAATTACACATTGAAACATTTTATTGAGCGTGTTAAAATATACGATGAAGAAAAGTTCAATTATAAATTTTATAACATAGAGCTAAAAAATGGATAACATCAAAATAGTTAGATTACAAAGCGGTGAAGATATCATCGCACATTATAAAGAAGATGAACCAAATGGGATTGTATTACTTACACACCCTATGTCTTTGATGTTTAAACGATTACCAACAGGTAAAGCAATAATGTTAATGTCACCATGGTTGCCATTAGAGTTGATAGAGAGTGATTCAGCTCACCTATATGCTCAAGACATTCTTTCCGTTTTTCAACCTAAATCTTCCTTGATTGATTATTATTACAATACGGTAAAAGAAGTTGAAGAAGAAATTATCATGTCAAGTAATGATGTGGAAGAATCATTGAAATCTAATGAATCTACCATCAGTAATATTATTGAATACTTGGGTGAAGAAGATGAAGAAATGATTGATGAGGAAGAAGCCAAGAAAGAATTAGAAGAACTTAGGAAGGATGTTAAGAAGAAGTTATTACATTAATTTCAAACGGCGACACCAAGACTTTACACCTTGTCAAGCACAAAATGAGGCAATAGTGAAAATATTTTCCATAAAGCCTTGATTTATTTACAAAATGTTATATAATGTTTATATTATGTTAGAATACAATGATGAGAATTTGAAAAGAGTATCAGATATCATTCTGAGAAATATCACACCAGATTTATTACCTAAAAAGTGGGTTGAGAGAAATTCTACCAATCCAACTTTTGGGCATTGTCACACGGTTGCAGGATGTTTATACAAAATATTCGGTATAAAGAATGTGAGAATGTATAGGGGTTTTGATGGTGAAATTTATCATTGGTGGAATGTAGATAAGAATGGAAATAGAATTGACCTAACTGCCGACCAATATCATTCAGTAGGTAAAATACCTCCTTACGATGTGGGTGAAAAAGCAGGTATGTTAGGTTTTGGTTATAAACAAAGAGTGAATGAATTATATAATAGAGTTATGAGTAAACTATGAGCAAAAAACATTACATCAACAATGCAGACTTCTTACAAGCCCTTATTGAATACCGAGATAAGTGTGCATTAGCTAAAAAAGAAGATAGACAAGAACCTCCTATTCCAAATTATGTTGGTGAGTGTTTTCTAAAAATTGCAGAACACCTATCTCGCAAACCTAACTTTGTTTCATATTCTTTCCGTGATGAAATGATTGCTGATGGTATTGAAAACTGTATTCAATACTTCCGCAATTTCAATCCAGACAAGTCTAAAAATCCATTTGCTTATTTCACACAGATTATTTACTTTGCATTTCTACGAAGAATCACCAGAGAGAAGAAACAACTGTATGTCAAATATAAGGCAACACAACAGTTTGGTATTTTAGACGAAGGTGAAATGTATGAAGATGAAAATGGTAATATGAGGCAGTTTGAGTTGTATGATAATATTGCTGAGTTCATTGAAACATTTGAAGAAAATAAAGAAAAGAAAAAGAAGGCGAAATCTAAAGGCCTAGAAAAATTTATTGAAGGTGATGATATACAATTGCCTGACGAACTATAATTTTTGGAGTATAATATGTTAGTTGTTCCTGATAATATGATGGGCAGACCAGTTGGATTTACCTGTTCTACATTTGACCTGCTTCATGCTGGTCATGTATTGATGTTGGCAGAATGTAAATCTGTTTGTGATTATTTGATTGTTGGTTTGCAGACAGACCCTACAATTGATAGACCAGATGTAAAGAACAAGCCAGTTCAATCTGTTGTTGAACGGTATGTCCAACTGTCTGCCGTCAAATTCGTGGATGAAATTGTTGTATATGAAACAGAAAAAGATTTGGAAGATTTGTTGATGTTTTTACCTATTACTATCCGTATATGCGGTGAAGAATACAAGGAAAGACACTTGACTGGTCGTGACATTTGTGATTCTCGTGGTATCAAAACATACTACAATTCTCGCACTCATCGTTTTAGCTCTAGTGAACTTAGACAGAGAACTTTCCAATCTGAATTGAAAAAAGCTAATAAATGAAAATTGCTCTAATCAACGATACTCATGCTGGTGCTCGTGGCGATGACCCACGATTCAATGAATTCTTCTTCAAGTTTTGGGAAGGCACATTCTTTCCTTACCTTGAAGAACATGGTATTCAAAAGATTATTCACTTAGGTGATGTTGTTGACCGTAGAAAATTTATTTCGTTTGTTACATTGAATTCATGGCGTAAGAGGTTCTTTGATGTATTAGAGCAAAAGAGTATTTCAATGGATGTGATTGTTGGTAACCATGATGTTACTTACAAGAACACCAATGAAATCAATGCTATGACTGAATTGTTTGACCATTACAACAATATCAATGTCTATACTGAACCTGTAATGAGAGATTTTTCTGGTACAAATATTGCATTGATACCTTGGATAAATTCAAGTAATTATGAACAAGCATTACAATTTCTAAAAGAAACACCTGCACAGATTTGTTTTGGGCATTTTGAGATTGCTGGTTTTGAAATGGACAGAGGTAATGTTTGTCATACAGGTATGGATAAATCTACATTTGATAGATTTGATACTGTGTTATCAGGACACTTTCATCACAAATCATCAAGTGGCAACATCACATATCTTGGTAATCAATATGAAATTACTTGGGCTGATTATAATGACCAGCGTGGTTTTCATGTGTTTGATACCGAAACAAGAGAGTTGACATTTGTTCCTAACCCACATCGTATGTTTCACAAGTTGAATTATGATGATGGTGCTCAAGACTATGAGTTTTGGAAAGCTTATGATTACCACACATTGAAAGATTGTTTTGTTAAGATTGTTGTTCTAAACAAACAAAATCCTTACCTGTTTGATAATGTTGTTGATAATCTATACAAGGCAGGAGTTGGTGACTTATCAATCGTTGAAGATTTTACCGATGTTGCTCTTGAAGATGACCAAGAACTTGTTGACCAAGCTGAAGATACAATGACTATACT